TTTTGTTTTATTGTTTTTTTCTCCTGGACTTTTTAAGACCAGGACTGGAGAAAAAATACAAAAATGAAATAGATTTAGAAGTTGAATAAAGTATTATTTTATATCAAATTTACAAAAGTTTATAAAAAATAATTGACAATATGTTTGATATGGTGTTATTATGTTTTTAATTTAATAAAATATCGGGTTTCCCTACAAGGCTATATATTTATTATATAGCCATTTTGCTTTTTATAGATAAAACAACAAAGAAAAGCTACAAAGGGAGATGGAATCTCCCTTTAGAAACAAGCCAAAGGCAATAAACAACTCGTAGTGGTTTTGTGATTAGCCGAAGATCCAAACTTGTTTGGACCTGAGCTGAGCAAAATTGGCATTAGTCGAGGCAGAGCCGAGCTGAGCAAAACGGAGAGTTACAGGGAGCAGGGCGACCGTAACCAAAAGCTACAGTGCCAAGCTTTTTTCTTTGTTGTTGAGTAAAAATTCAAGTTGTTACTATTACTTGACATAGTAACAACTTATGACCATTTATGATTAGATATAATAATAATGATAATGTTGTTTAAGTATTGATATTATAAGGTTTTATGTAAGTTTTAGTTATATTTTAGTGATGTTTTGTAGTAAATTAATTAAATAAATTTTATAAAAAATTAATATTAAGCTCTAAAATCGTTTTAGAGCCGTTTTTTATATTTATGTGTTAAATTATTCAAGAAAAGTTTTTAAAAATGTTATTGACCATTTTGAAAGTTATTGTTATTATTTTAAAAAAATATTTGATAGTCAAAAAATGGAGTGTGAAAAAATATGGATAAAAACAAAAGAGAAAAAGAGTTTTGTGTTTACATAAGAAATGGTAGAGGTAGTCCTTATAATATTTCACCATATCATAATTTTGAAGATGCACTTGTAGCACTTAATAATATGGTTAGTTTAGAAATTGAAAGAGGTAGATTTTTCTATGTTGATAATGATTTTTACGACAATAAATATCCACCCAATATGTATGGTAAATATTTTTGCATAATGGAACGCAATGTGACACAATGGGAAAAATATGAGAGTGTATCTGCTAAGAGTAAAAATTCAAAAAATAATCAATGTAAAATATTAATGTTTAGACAAAAAATTAAATAATAAAAAATGTTCCAAGATGTAGCAATAGCAAAGGGAAGAGTGAAAAGTACAATAGCTACTAATTATTTTATGGAATATAACATTGCGCAAAACCAAAGCTATTCGGTCATCAATGTAACATTTGATTCAATAAAAACTAATAAAATAATAAATAAAAGACGTAAAGAAGTAAAAAGAATTTGGATTCTTTTATTTTTTTACGTTTTTTATTTTGCGGACTGAAAGGAGGAAATATGTTAGGAAAAAACTTGAAAGTTATTAGAGAAAAGAAAGGCTACAGTAAAAGATATTTAGCTAAAATAAGTGGCATATCAAGAAAAACAATTGAGATTATTGAAAACAAAGATTCTAGTAACACTAAATTAAGTACTGTTGAATCATTAGCAAAAGCATTAGAAGTTGAAACAAAAGAATTATTAAAATAGAAAGAAGGTAAACTTATGAAAAAATACAGAATAGTTGACAAAGTGCAGTTTATAAAAGCAACAAGCATAATGATCTTGATGATTATAGAGTCAGTAATATTAATAAGCAAAATACACAATTATGGAATTTTATGGTTTTTCACAACAATGAGATGAAAGGGGTAAATCAATAATGATAATAATTTATATTATAGGAGTTATGCTTGTATTGGTTTCTATAATAAATTTAATAAAAGCATATCAATGTTTAGAAGATGCAAATAACAGTTTAGAAGAACTAATAAAAGCAAAAGAAACTAATTTAGAATTAAATCTTGAAAATTATGAGTACGAAGGTATTATAAATAAAATTAACGTTATTATATTTCAGAATGGTCAAGGAAGTATAACAGATAGATTTTTCAAAATAAAAGAAGTTATCAAGTCTGCAAACAAAAATAACTTCTAAAATCCAATAAATAAATATATGATTTTCTAAATTATTATATCAAAAAGAGTTTGGAAAATCAAGAAAAAGAGAGTAAATAAATGAAATGCATAAATTTTAGATTCAGAACAAGAGATTATCAAAAATATTTTTATTGTGCAAAAAAGAAAGAAAAAATTCAATATGGGGATTGCAAAGAATGTGAATATAAAGAATACAAACCAGCTAAAGAAATAAGAAAAAAGTCAAAGAAATTGAAAAAGTTAGAAGATAACAGATTCAGTATAATAACAGATAATTTAAAAATTTGTTATATATGTAAAGAAAAAACTAAAATGGATTTAAACGAAGTGTTTGGAGGAAGCAACAGACAAATGAGCATGAAATATGGATTGGTCATACCAGTTTGTAGAAAATGCCATGATAAATACGATATTGATAAAGAATTAAGAAACAAATATCAAAAAGAGGCACAATTAAAATTCGAAGAAATATATAGTCATGAATTGTTTATGAAAGAATTTAAAAAGAATATTTTATAGTAGGAAACAAAATGGATAAATTAGAACTTATCAAAGAAGCTTTAGAGTTTGATTTTTCATATTGGGAAAAAGCAGAAAAAGAAAATCCAGATAATGCATTTTATAAGGGAACAGTAGCGGGGTTAAGAGCATTTAAAGAAAAAAATAAAGTTTTAATAGAATAATATTAATTTAATAAATAGGATAAAACAACTAGGAATAAAAATATATACAACTTTATTCCTAAAATTTACGAAAGGATAAATAAAATGACATACATAGAATTGATAAATGCTTTCGAGAAGTGGCTCCAAACTAATCATTTACCAAGCGTAGCTCAATTATTGTGGTATAAGTTAGTCGGACTATTTAATAAAGCTATGTGGAGCGAATGGATTACAGTAGATAACTACAGATTGATGGCACTCTTAGATGTAAAACGTGAGGCAACTTTTATATCATACAGAGACAAATTAATAGAAGCGAGACTTTTTGAATATAAAAAAGGAAAAAAAGGAAGCCCGAACAAATATAAAATTTGTACTGTCAATTTTGAAAGTACAAATAGTAGTATAAAGAGTAGTACAAGTAGTAGTGAAAAGCGGAGTAAAAACAGTAGTAGATACCGCAGACATAATAGATAAAGACAAAGACATTTATATTATTTTATTTAATATAAAAAACAAATCGAAAGAGGGTTTGGAATTGTTGAAACGATACTAGCTTGTCAAAGCGAAGATGACTTTCAGAAATTAGAAAGAAAATCTCAAGACAAACTTATAAATGAATTAATGAAAGTATTTTAAAGATTATGAACATATATCAAAAACGTAATAGGAGAGAAAAATGTTAAAAATTGTAGACATAAAGCACAGAAAAGAACCAATAAAACATACAAAGATGCAACATCTGGAAGAGAAGAATAATCTTGTAAAAAGAAAAACAGACAAGTTGTATGATTATTACATTTGTGACTATTGTGGTGCTGAAATAAGACTAGATATAAAACAAACAGAAAGAAGTGGAGGTATAGCAATATTGCCAAATTCACTTACTAAGTGTGGAGATTTAAAAGTTGCATTATGCAATAAATGCGTCAGAGGAGTACAAAAACAGTTAGAGAAATAAAAAAAGGAGGAAAACAAAATGGAAAAATAAAGAAAGAATTATTAGAATTAGGATTTTGTATAAACAGCAAAGGAATTTTTTATTGGATTGATTTAATCAAATTGGCTAAAGAAAATCCTAACATGGAGATTACTAAAATGTATATAGAACTTGCTAAAATGAATAAGACGTCATATACAAGTATTGAAAGATGCTTAAGAACAGCGATGCAACCAGCAAAAATTAATATACAGAAAAAATATAATTACAATAGCAAAATTAGCAATTTAACATTTTTAAATTTAATGAAATATGAATTAATTTGAGAAGGAGGAATAGTTATGGCTGATGTATCAGATAACGAAGAATTAATAGAAACAAGAAAGTTACACGGATTAGATGATGATTTATTTAAAGAAAAGAGAATGGTTAGAAAATGCAGTATGTGTGGAGAAGTTAAAGAAGAATCAGAATTTAGATATATGAAAAAGCAAGACAGATGTAACTGTTATTGCAAACATTGTGAAAAATTGTACAACAAAGAATATCAAAGGGTTTACAGAGAAAGAAAAAAGGCAGGAGAAGAATAGATATGAATAAGTTAAAAATAGATGAAAAAATAGATTTAGAATGGCTTATGTATAAATATCAATTAAGATATGCAAATCATGTTGATGAATCAGGAAAATACTTATTTTATAGTGATACTTTATATATAAACCCTCGTACTAGAGAGATAAATATTGAAGGAAGAAATAATGATGATATTTTATTTTTATACGATTTAATCAAAGAAGGATTAGTAGTAAAGGAGTAAAAATATGAATATAAAAGAAATTATACAAAAGATATTTGAACCAAATTATATAAAAATATATAAGCAAATAGAACAAGCATTCTTTAATGGAAAAAGAATAGTTTTAAATGTGACGGAAGATGAGGGAAAAGCAGTTTTGAAATTCCTTGATGATTATAGTGAATACGAAGAAGTCATTGAGGATGTGATGATAATTAAAACAGGATTTGATTTGATTCAAGAATCAATACCAGCAGATATAAGATTGCATTACAAGTGGGTTTGCAACTTATATGAAAGTGATTTTAGACCAAAACAAATAATATTTGATTTTAAAAAAATGAATATGAATAAACTATTTGAAATTAGACATAGAAGATAACAAAAATGGAGTAAAGGAGTAACTATGAGTGAAGAAGAAAAAATGAAAATTGCAATGGATTTAGCTAAACAAGGAATTGATTTAGAAGATGTTGAAAAATGGGCATCAGAGATATATAAAGATTTAAAACCATTTTTTGATTTAGTGGAAAAGAACAAGAAAATACTTGATAAATATTGTAAAAGAAAGGATAAAGAAAATGAATAAAACAATAGCATTTATTGGAGAAATAATATGTATTATAGCAATACTAATATCTTTAACAATAATAACAAGAGTTAAAGATGAAAGAAAAACAAAAATACAATTATTAGAACAAAGCTTAAATGAGCAGATTCAAGAAAAACAAGTATATATGAATATGCTTGAAGAGAGGAGTAAATAAGATATGAAAATATATTATGGTGGTAGAGGAAATGGAAAAACAATAAAGGCAATTAAATTATCTGTAGAAAAACAAATGCCAATCGTATGTTGGAGTTATGAACATAAAAAGCAAATAGAACAAACAGCTAGAGAAATAGACGTAAAAAGGATAATGCCGGAACCAATATTGGTAACAGAAGTAAGAAAAAAGGTAATAGGGAATAGAAGAGGTTTAATAGTTGATGATTTAGATGTTCTTTTAAGAATGATATTAGATGATAATGTTTATTATGCTACTATGGAAGATTGTAATATAGAAAAGTTAGAGAGGAGTAAATAAGATATGAAAGAAAATTGGAAAAAAGAAACAATAAAAGCCGTTGTATTTATTTTACTGATATTTGCAATAGGAACTGTAACTGTACTTTTAACAGATAATAGCATTCTTTTAATTATAAGTGGAATGTTAATTGGAACAATAGACAGAATTTTCGATAAATGGTTAGATGAAAATTGGAGAGAGGAGTAATACATAATGAAAGAAAAAACAGCAGATGAAATTAAAATAAAGTTAAAAGATATAGCAAAATTACAACATTTGTATATAGAAATATTTACAGAAGAAGATGAAGATTACCCAGACAGGAGAGTTATAAGCAATAAAGAAAGAGCAGTACAAAGAATATTAGACAAAATAACAGATAAAAGATTTAATCAAATTGAAATTTGGAAAGTAATACAATTAAAAAGTTGGGACGATACAGATAATACGCTCAAACCAATTTGTAACAGATTAAGAGAACTAGGATATGAAATTATAAATAATAATTAGGAGGTGTTTTAAGTGAAAGAAAATAGTATAAAAGAAGATATAGAATTGTTACAAGATGAAACAAGCTCTTTAGGATTATTCCTTAAATGCAAAGGTTCAGAAAAATATAAAATAGCACTAGAACATATTTTATCAGATTATAAAAGAGTATTAGAAATGAACGAAGTTCTATTAAAAGAGAATGAATTACTAAGAAAATATATAGAAAGCTGGAAAAAATACTGTGAAGAAATAGAAGAAGAACAAACAGAAATGAGCAATAAAAACTGTGAATTAGAGTTTGAGGTAGAAAAACTACAAAAAGAAAATGAAGAATTAGGAATAAGCAATAAATACACAATACATTTAACGGACAAACAATACAATGTAGTAATAGAAAATGCACAAAATGATATAAATCAAAAATGGATTCAAAAAGTAAAAGACAAGATAGAAAAAGAAATAAAATATCATGAAAGAAACATATTAGAGATAGAAAATATAACTATGTTAAAGAGTAAAATAGCTAAAGAAGAAGCGGAAATTGAGTTCAATAAATATGCAATAGTAGTTTTAAAAAAGATTTTACAAGAATTAATAGAAGGAGAAAATTAAATTATGGGAAAAGAGTATTATGTAATATTAGATAAAAGGCATTTAAGTTTTATGAACAATGGAATGCCAGCAAGTATAGATGGTGCAGACAAATTTAATAGTTATGAATCTGCAAAAAAAGAATTAACGGATGACTATGATGAAGATTTTGAAGGCGTAATATATAAAGTAACAGAAAAGATATTTAGAGATTTTGAACTAATAGAAGAAAGAGAGAAAAAATAGAAAAATGGAAGAAATAAAGAAAAAACTTAAGGAAATTTCGCAAGACTTAAAAAGCATAAAATGGAATTTTGAAATAGCAACTGATTATTTTGCAGAAACAGAAGAAATGATTGAAACTATACAAAATAATCAAGAAAGAAATATGATAAAAGACATAAATAATTTTAAAAGAGAATTAAAACGAGATGGATTGTATTCAAATAAATTAGATGATTTTATAGAAGGTTATATGAAATATTATAATAATTAATGCAAATACTACACAAGAGGTGTAGTAAATGACAGACCAAGAAATAATAGAAAAGTGGGAACAGGGGCTAAGTAAAAACAAATTAGCAGAAATATATAGAAGAGAATACAATCAGCAAATAAGAATAATAAGATCAAGTGTAAAACACAGACACGATGGAAAATATATAAGCAATTATGAAGCATTAGCTAAAGTAGAGAGTGTAATATATAGATATTTGAAAGAAGGAAAAATATGATATTAGGGAAAAAGGATAAGAATATTATAATAGAACTACAATCAGAAAATTCATTATTAAAAAATGAAAACGAAAGATTAAAAAATGAAACATATAAAAACATATATAAAAGTGAAATTATGAATTTACTTAAAGCTATCATATTAAAGACTAGTAATCATGAGATAAAGATTGAAGATAAAGAATTACTAGAAGCGGAACAATATGATTTATATGTTCAAGATGAATATATGAGTTTTGCTAAAAGATACCAAGCGATAGATAGAAATAAAAGAATTAAATTATAGACTTATTACAAAGTTGATGGAGGATACAAATGAATAAAGAAAAGTTAATCCAATATTGTGATTTGAAAAAAGAAATTGAAAATCTAAAGAAAAGAATAGATAAAATAGAAAAACAAAGTGAAATGGTAGCAGATGTAGTACAAAATGGATATAAAGGAAAAGCATATATTTATGGTTATGATTATAAACGAACTTATAAATTAGATTTACTAAAAAGTATTTTGCAAGAAAGATATGACAAATTATTAGATATGCAAATAAGCATAGAAAGTTACATAACTACCATTAAAAAAAGTGATATAAGACAAATATTTGAATATCGCTATATAGATGGAATGAATTGGTATCAAATTCAATGCATAATGGAATACAAACACGAAGATACAGCTAGAAAAAGACATGATAAATTTATAGATGAAAATTTATAGATTTTCCGATTTTTCCGTTTTTTATATGCTAAACTATTAGTAAGTCAAAATATGATAAATATAAATACAAAATAAATTTACTAGCATAAAAGTAGATATTAGACTTAGCTTTTGTATTAACAATGCTAGAAAAGTTAGTACAAATATAAAGCTGTATATACTCATAATTTCCCCTGATTTTCTGTTCGACAAAGGCCTTTCTAGTGGGTCTTTTATTTTTATATTAATGGAAGGAATACAAAGAGTATAAAAGAAGTGAAACAAAACACTATAAAATAGGGAGATGATAACATGAAGAAACAAAAACATGCAGGTGGAAGACCACCTAAATATACTAAAGCTGAAATAATGAGATATAAAATAAACAAATATTTTGAAAGTTGTTTTGTTCCAGCTCGAGACAGAAATGGTAAAATATTGAGAGATGAGAAGCGGAAATATTATAAAAACGCAAGTAAGGCCATATACAATATCAGGTTTAGCTGATGCATTAGATATGAGTAGGCAATCGTTGTTAAATTATAGTAAAAAAGAGGAGTTTTTTGACACGATAACGCGTGCGAAAAGAAAATGTGAGGTGTATGCAGAAGAACAACTTTTTGATAAAAGTGGTGTTAATGGTGCAAAATTTAGTTTAGCTAATAATTTTGAAGGTTGGAAAGAAAAACAAGAAATAGAACATTCTGGAAGTTTGAAGTTGGAAGATGTATTATGAAATATACTCCAACTTTTTTGATTGAAAAAAGAAGAGAAAAATGGCAATCTGCCAATCCAGATAAACGAATAGAAGAGGATAAAAGATTTAGAGAAGCAGTTGCTAATGAAATAATTGAAAACAAAGAATTTAGAGAAGAAATTATAAAATATCCAGAATATTTGGTGGAGTTAGAGTTTGTTATTGTAGATAAAGAACAAAACACAGTTCCATTTTTCTTAAATGAAGTGCAAAAGACATTTATAGCTACTTTAAATCAAGCCAAGGATGATTACAATAATAAAAGAATATTAGCCATAAAATTAAATGTCCTTAAAGGTAGACAACAAGGCTTTACTACAGTAATTACAGCCTATCAATTAGCGTGTGCAATATTAAACAAAAACTTCTCTGGATATACTCTTTCAGATAAGGCAGATAATACTGAAGCAATTTTTCAAAATAAAGCTAAATTTCCATATGATCAATTACCAGATAAATTAAAACATACTGAAAAATATAACAACAGAAGACAGTTGCTTTTTGAAAAAACAAATAGCAATTGGAGCGTGGATACAGCAACTAAAGATGTTGGTAGGTCAAAAACAATTAATTTTTTTCATGGTTCAGAGTGTGCATTCTGGAATGGTGGAATGCAGAGTATTCAAGCAGGTCTAGGTGAAGCGTTAACAAAAAATTGTATACAAATATATGAAACAACTGCAAATGGTTTTAATGATTTTCAAAAATTATGGAATAGTGGAACGTGTATAAATTGTTTTTATCAATGGTGGATTACTTATGAATATAGAATGAACTTTGAAACAGAAGAAATAAAAAAGATTTTTCTAGATAATATAGAGAATAAAAGCGAATGGATATATGAAAGATTAAAGTGGCTAAAAGATAAAGGTTTAGAGAATGAACAGTTATATTGGTATTTTAAAAAATATGAATCGTATATTGACAAAAGGTTAATAAAACAAGAATATCCGTGTACTCCTGAAGAGGCTTTTTTAACTTCTGGACAATGTTACTTTAATTCTGAAAAACTTGTAAAAAGACTTCAAGAAGTGACAGAACCTATAAAGATAGGATACTTTTTGTACGAATTATATAATGAAAAGATAATGTCTTACAAGTGGATTGATGATGTTAATGGTTTTATAAAAATATATGAAGATGTACAACAAAGAGTGCCATATGTAATAGGAGGAGATACCGCAGGAGATGGCTCTGATAATTTTACTGGTCAAGTTTTAGATAATATTACAGGAAAACAAGTTGCAGTTTTAAAGCAAAAATTAGATGAAATAGAATATACTAGACAAATGTATTGTTTAGGAATGTATTATAATGAAGCATTAGAAGGAATTGAAACAAATTATAGTACATATCCTACAGTAAAGTTAGCTGAAATGAAATATCCTAATATTTATATAAGAGATAAAAATCCAGATGATTATAGAAATATTTTTGAAACAAAAATCGGTGTAAATACTAACAAAGCAACAAGACCACATATGTTAGCTATTCTTCAAACTGTTGTAAAAGAAATGATAGAAAATATTACTGACAGAGAAACATTAGAGGAAATGATTAATTTTATAGTTAATGCCAAACGGAAAAGCAGAAGCTCAAGAAGGTTGCCATGATGATTTAGTAATGGGATTAGCTATTGCTCATTATATAAGGCCTCAACAAAAATATACTTTATTAAATAATCAAAATATAGATGAGAATTATAAAATGTTTTCTGACGATAAAAATTCAAAAATATACGATGAAACTGGAGATAAGATAGAAATAATATAAAAGGAGCAAATAGAATGAATATTATTTATGTAATAATGCTAGTTTTTATGACTGGCTCTTTTTGTGTTTTAAGTTTTCTTGTTGGAGTTTTAAGTTCTTTAGGAAGAAAAATAAACTTAAATCCTATAGAAAATTATAAAGAACACAAAGAAATAAAAGAGCAAATAAGAATTAATGATTTAGATCAAAGACAAATAGCAACTATGATGGAGAATATTGATAATTATGATGGCACATCAACTGGGCAAAAAGATATACCAAATGAATAATAAGGAGGAACGTTATGGATTTAGAGGAAATAAAAGAAACAGACGTATGGAATCTATACTCACAGGCACAGATGTATGCTAGACAAACCAATATTTATGAGTCTACTGATAAAAATTTTAGAATGTATAATGGAGACCAATGGGCTGGATTGAAACTAAAAGGAATTGAACCTGTACAATTAAATTTTATAAAACCTATTATCAATTATAAAGTTGGAGCTATAAGTCAAAATTTATGGGCAATACATTATAGTGCAGAGAATATTGATATTCCAGAATTTGTTGAAACAGCAAGAAAGACTTGTGAACTTTTAAATAAAAAAGTTGCAAAAATATGGGAAGCTACATATATGGATTATATGGTAAGACAAATATGTAAGAATGCAGCAATTAATGGAGAATGCCCTATATATATTAATTTCAATGAAAACAAAAATATGCCTGAAATAGAAGTTCTAAATAAAACTGATATTTACTTTGGAAATGAAAATCATTCAGACATACAAAAACAACCATACATATTATTAAAGAAGAGAATGCCTGTTTCTTTAGCTAAAGTTTTAGCAGAAGAAAATGGAGCATCTAAGCAGGAAATTCAATATATACTTGGAGATCAAGAAACGTTTGAAGAGGCAGGAGATTCTGCTAAAGAAGAAAAAGACAATATGGTAACAGTTGTATGGAAATTATGGAAAGAAAATAAAAATGTATATATGTCCATTGCAACAAGGTATTGTAACATAAAAGAAAATGAAAATACAGGACTATCCTTATATCCAGTTACACACATGATATGGGAAGAAAAACAAGGGAGCGCAAGAGGGACTGGTGAAATTACAGTAGGATTAATTGCCAACCAAATAGAAGTTAATAAAACATTGATGAGAAGAGCACTAGTTGCTAAAAATACTGCATATCCACAGAAAGTTGTAAATATAGATAAAATTCAGAATCCATCTGCTTTGAATGAAGTTGGTGGAATTATAAAAGTAAGTGGGATGGGAGTACAAAATGTACAAGATGCATTTACAAATATAAATCCTGCCCAAATGAGTTCAGATGTTGAAAGATTACAACAGGACTTAATCCAGACCTCAAGAGAACTTGCGAGTGCAAGTCAAGCAGCGAGTGGAGATGTTGATGCAGAAGAGGCTTCTGGTAGAGCTATATTAGCTGTTCAACAAGCTTCTCAACAGCCATTAGTTGAGCAATTGGGAATGATTAAGAAAACTATTGAAGACATAGCAAGGATAGAATTAGATATGCTAAAAACATATAGCGAAGACGGACTAGAAGTTGAAAATGAAGTTCAAGACCCAATATCAGGACAAACTACTATACAGCTTGAAAAGATAGACGGAATAGTTTTAAAAGAATTACAAGCAACTGTAAAAGTAGATGTTACACCAAAATCTGCTTATGACAAATATGCACAGGAAAGAAGTATTGAAAACTTATTTATAAAAGGAATGTTTAATCCTCAAATGTTAGGACAATTAAAATTTTATTTAGAATGTCTTGATGATGATTCTGTAATGCCAAAACAAAAACTGTTAGAGCGAGTTGATAAAGAATTAGAAAAACAATCAAGAATAGCTGAAATTCAGGCTCAAGGTCAACAGCTAATTACTCAACAGCAACAATTTTATAACATGGATCCAGATTCACAAGCTACTACAATGATGAAACAAAAATTAATTAATCAAATTAAAGAAGATTATGCTTCTAGACAAGGTAAAATTAAACAAACAGAAGAGGATTTAAATGAAGAAAACAATCAAGAAGAAAATGCTTAAGATAATGCTCCAAAACATGTTTATGAGCTTAATAAACTAATAATCATGGAATTAACAGTCTACCAGACTTAAAATGAGGTGAATTAAATGGAAGATGAAAAAGAAATGTTAGATACAACTAACGAAACTGAAAATGTAGAAACTGAAACTACAGAAGAAATACAGGAAGAGGTAAATACTGAAACCGCTGAACAAGAAATAACAGAAGATTCAGAAAAAGAAGTTAAAACTTTTACTCAAGAAGAAATCAATAAAATGATGGAAGATAGAGTAAGAAGAGAAAGAAATACTTCTAAAAGAAGTGAAGCTAATCTTAAAAGAGAATATGAAGAAAAGTTAGCTGATATAGAAAATATTATTAAGGCTGGGTTTGGAACTGATAATCTTGATGATGGATTGGCAAGAATTACAGAACTATGTAAAGACAAAGGTATAAAAATACCTGAAAGAAAGTCTACATATTCTCAAAGCGATTTAGAAGTACTAGCAAATCATACTGCAGATGAAATTATTGCAGATGGATATGAGGCTGTTGACTTAGAACTAAAAAAACTTGCTAATAAAGGTGCTGATAAAATGACAGCTCGAGAAAAGTTGATTTTTGCTAGACTTAATACAAGCAAGAAAGTATTTGATAGCGAAAAAGAATTAGCAAGTATAGGTGTAAAGCCAGAGATACTAAGAAGCAAAGAATTTAAAAATTTTGCTGATAAGTTTACAGGAAGTAAATTCTCTATGAAAGAGGTATATGAAATGTATTCTCAAAATAACAAAGCAAAACAAAAAGCTAAACCAATAGGAAGTATGATAAATCCTAATCCAAAACAAGAAAAAACTTTTATTTCCGAGGCTGAATATGACAAAATGACAGATAAGGAGATAGAAGAAAATATGGATATAATTAGAAAATCTATGAAACATTGGTAATGAAAAGATAGGAGGAATAAACAATGGCAGGAAATTTTAAACCAACATTCTGGAGCAAATATTGCCAAACAGAATTAAAAAAAGATTTAGTTCTAGCTAACTGGTGTGATTACAAGTATGATGGTGAAGTTAAAGGCGGAGCTAGATTAAAAATAGTAGGAGCTTCAAGACCTACAATTCAAACATACAAACCAGGTAAGGACTTAGAAATTGAAAAATTAGGAGATAATGCACAATATCTAGATATTGACCAATTTAAAGCATTTGCATTTGAGGTTGACGATGTAGATAGAGCACAATCTCAAGAAGGATATTTAGAAACAGAATTTGATGAAGCAAAAACAGCATTAGCTGAAGATGCCGATGCTTATGTAGGAACAATGGCTAAAGATGCATTAACAAATATGACATCAAATTCAATAGACATATCAGCTGAAGCATCACCTTTAACATCTATAGATAATGCTATGATTAAATTATATAAAAATAATGTGTCATCTAAAGCTGAATTGGCAGCAGACTTAAATGCTGAACATCTTACATTAATAAGAAGCAAACTAGCATCTTTATTCACAGACAACGTTGAATACATTAAACGTGGTGCAGTAGGAAAATATAATAATTGTTATTTAAGAATGTCTAACAACTTATACAATGATAAAACAGATGATTATGAAATGGTAAGAACTAAAAAAGCTATAGCATTTGCTAATGGTGTTGAAAAAGTTGAAAAATGCAGACCATCAAAAAGATTCTCTGACGTTATTAAAGGTTTACATGTATATGGTGCTAAATTAGTTAGACCTAAAGAATTATATGTAATTAAAGCTCACTAATTATAAAATAATTGTAAACAGAAAGGATTGATAAAATATGGCAGTAGTAGAAGGAAAATGCATAAAATGTAATTTTAATGAAGCAAAGGCATTAGATCTAGTTACACCATCAGCAGTAGCAGATGGTGTTAAATTTAGTGTTCCTAAAGATGCTAAATTAGAAGATATTGTTATCGTTGCACAAAACGCAGGAAGTTCAGCACAAACTGTAGTGGTAAAAGCTCCAACTGATGGTGGCTATGCTGCAACAGATAAAGATTTGACATTATCCATAGCAGCAGGAGGAATTGCTGTGGTAAGAGTTGAAAGTGCAAAATATTTTAATAAAGATAATACGGTAGTTGTTACTTCTAATGCAACAACTACAAAAATTGCATTAGCATATTAAAAATTGAGGGGCCTTGAGCTCCTCTTTATTATATCGTGATAAAAGAATGATATTGGTGCAATTCCAATAATCACGAAAGGAGAACAACTTATGAAAAAGTTAGATAAATTAGAAAAAGTAGTACCTGCTCCAGATACAACATTTTATGGAGCATATTATTATGATGGAAAAGAAATAGAATTATGTGATGATACTGAAACCTTAGAAGATGATAATGGACAAGTAACTACATATATTAGAGTAAAAGATATTGTAAAGAATGGAATATTATACAAAGAAAAAGAATTAAAAGTAAAACAAAAAGATGGAAGATATATAATTGAAAATACAAAAAAAGAATTACCTTTGGAAATTGGAACTATGCTTATATATGTGATGTATGAGGGCTTTGTACAAACAAGAAGTAAAATGCTTACAATAGATAAAGCAATAAAACGATATGAATTATTAAAAAGTCCAAAGGAGGAATAATTAATGACACTAAAAGAATTTAAAGAAGCTGTATTTTCGTTCATAGAAGAACATGATGCAACTGCAAAAGAACTTACTAAAGATGTTGATATTGCTGATAAAATAAATGCTGTTATTAACACTAAAATGCACGAGATGATGAGATATAAAAAGATAACCGCAAAAGATACTATGGACGTTACTGAAAATCAAGAAATAGAAATGACTGATATTGATAAGAATTGCTATCAAATAAGAAAAATTGTTGGCGTAGATTATGACCAAGAAGACAAGTTTATTACATTTAATGAAGATGGTACAGCAATTATTTATTATAATAAATATCCAAAAACAATAACAAATGATACTAAAGATGATGCATATAAATTTGAGATTGATATTGAAGCGTTAGAAATAATGAAAATTGGAGTTGCAGCAGACTTATTAAAAACTGATGTTTCAAATAAATTCGGTCAAATATGGGATAACGAATATCAAAGATTATTACAAACATTAGATTCGAGAAAATCATCAGGGACAATAACTATTGGCAAGGGAGTTGATGTTTAATGAGTACAACTGGAACAGGTGAGGCTGCAGGAGGACTTTTACTTAGAAATTATAATAGTTTTAGAGGAGTAGATTATACCAATTATGAAGTTAGCTTATATCGTTCGCCAGATGCTAAAAATATGTGGAAGAATTATAAATCATTAGGAAAAGGAATTGAAACAAGACCAGATATAGAAGTTTTTTTAAAATTTAAAAATACTATATATGGTCTATTTTTTTATACAATCAGTCAGGTTGAACATATGATAATTCATTGTGGAGTATCTCTTTATGACTACAATATGAATACTAAAGAAATGAAAACTCTTAAAGAATCTGGAATGAATCCAAGAAGAAGTCAAAGCTTTATATATCAAAATTTATTTTATATAAAAGATGGAATAAATTATTTAGTGTATGATGGAAACGATATTTCAGAAGTTACAGGATATATACCAATAACAAGTATTTCAAGAAAGCCTATTGGAGGCGGAACTATATATGATGGGGTAAATATGCTTAGTAAATATCGTAAAAACAGTTTTTGTTCAGATGGAAAAAGTACATTATATGATTGTGACGTAGAAATGTTTACGAGTTCAATTGTTAGAGTTTGGGTTAATGATCAAGAGGTAACTAAAGGTTTTACTGTAAATGCAGGAGCAGGGACAGTTACTTTTGAAAAAGCTCCTGAAAAACCATTAACAGACGGTCAAGATAATGTGATAATTCAATTTGAAAAAGAAGTAACAGGATATAGAGAAAGAATTAATAAATGTACTTTGTTGGCAGTATTTGATGACAGGGTATTTTTTAGTGGAAATCAAGATTATCCTAATGTTTTATGGCATTGCAGTTTAAATGACCCAACTTATGTAGTAGATACTGATTATTATAATGAAGGTTTAGATTTAAGCCCTGTAAAGGCATTAGTACCAGGAAATAATGCTTTGTGGGTATTTAAAGAACCAAGTCAAGCTAATACGACAGTATTTTACCATACACCATCACCAACGCATTTGAATGATGTTTTGGTTAATGTATATCCATGTCAACATTCAAGTATTACAACAGGTTGCGTAGCATCAGGAATAAACTTTAATGACGATATTGTATTCTTTTCTGATAGGGGAATGGAAGGAATAACTGGTGATATAACAACAGAACAAGTAATTGCTCATAGAAGTACTTTAGTAGATTCTAAAATGACAACAGAAAATAATTATAAAGATATGATTTTACAAGAGTGGGAAGGATATTTGCTTGTAATTATTGAAAATAAAATTTATTTAGCCGATAGTAGATGCTTATATACAAATCAAAATCACAACGAATATGAGTGGTTTTATTGGGAATTAAGCAAAAAAATACGATCAGCAACTGTTAAAAACAATATTTTATATTTATGTAGTGTATCAGAGAATGACGAGTCTGCTATATATACTTTAACAAAAGAAAATGCTGAAATAGATGCATATTGGACTACTTGTTTAGATGGATGCGGATATCCTCAAATGCAAAAAACAACAAACAAGAGAGGTTGTGTAATAGATATGACTGGAGAAAAAGTTAAGTTAGAAGTTAAAACTGATAAGGAAGATTTTGAAGAAATAGATACATTTGTAAATACAAAAGATTATATAGTTCCTAGAATTAAAAAGAAAAAATGGAAAGATATTCAACTAAGGTTGTCATCAGATGTTCCATTTGCTTTGGAAAGAATTTATTTGGAATGTTACATAGGAAGCTATATTAAGAGATAGGAGGAATTATGGCAGGGTATGTAAAAAATGATAGTGGCGGATATTCAATTAATTATGATGACCAAAGATTTAAAGATGTTCAAAATGAAAAAACGCAACAAGAAGCTAGCATAAAAAGTAATTATGATAATATTATAAGTAATTCTGATAAATATTACCAAGACCAAATTAATGCTACTAAAGAATATGAAAAGAAACAAAGCGAATTGCAACAAGCTCAAACGGATTTTTCAATAGAACAAATAAATCAACAAAAAGAACAAACACAAAAAGATTATACTAGAGAGCAACAGGCTTCTTATGTTGATTATATGAAGCAGACAAAATCTAATGCTCAAAACATGGCCAATAGCGGCTTAAGCAATACTGGATATAGTGAAAGTTCAATAGTTAGTATGTATAATCAATATCAAAGTAGAGTTGGAACTGCAAGAGAAACTTTAAATCAGTCTATATTGAATTATAATAATTCTATTCAACAAGCAACATTGGCTAATAACGAAAAACTTGCTGAAATTGCTTATAATGCATTACAGACACAAAATCAATTAAATCAACAAGCTTTTGAATACAAGAATAATGTTATATTAGAAAGAGAAAAAGCTTTACAAGAAGTTAATAATATATATTATCAAAGATATTTAGATGTTGTAGACCAAATAAATAGCGAGATACAACTACAAATGGAAATTGATAGAATAACTAGAGAGTATGAACAAACAATGGCAGAATTGAGATTAAGACAACAAGAAAATAATATAAAGATAGCTCAATTACAGCAACAACAAACTCAAATGCAAATTGAAAGACAACAATGGGAGAGAGAAATGGCACTAAAAGAGAAACAAGCTTATGCTGATATAGCATATACAAAGGCTAAAACAGCTGAATTAAGTAATCCTTATACTGATTCAAGCACCAATAATAAGAACAATTCATCATATAATAAACTATATAAAAATTTATCTGCTGCAAATTTAAAAAGTAATACTACAAAAAGAATTATGCAAAACCTAGTTTATGGTGAAGTTAAAAATGGACATATTTCAGAAAAAGAAGCAGAAAGTTTATTTAATCAATTTGGATTATAGTAAGGAGTGATATCATGTCTTGGTCAGAATTTAAAAAGAAGAAAGAGCAGGATGAGTATGAAAAAAGCATCTCCTCTTCTAGATCAAAAAGTATAGATAAAACAGCCGAAACTGAAACTATTAGTTCTTGGCAAAAGTTTAAGGAAGAAAAAGAAAATAAAGACAAACAATCAAGTTATAAAAATTCGGAAAATAAAAAGGAAGATAAAAAAACTATATTAGATGATATAGGGTATACAGCTAAATCTTTGGGAACAGGAATTATAGGAGGATTAACAGGCTTAGAAAAAGCAGGAACTACTGAGATACAAAATGAACTACAAAAAGGTGCAGATGAGAAGAAAAGCGTTCTAGATAATATAAAAGATATAATAGGAGTTACTCAAAAAATATCTAACCCATTAAGTACTCTTCCAAAGACTGCCATAGATAATTTTATATCTGCCATAAATACTTTTGCAGATAATGATAGTACTCCCTTTGAAAAAATAATAAACCATGTAAATAATAGTGTTACATCAGCATTAGATACAGCATTACCTTTCAAAGGGGCTATTGATGAAACAATTCAAATGATAGGCAGTTTAAATCCTAATGCTAAAGATAGAATAAAGAATATAGATGAAAAAATATCTACACCCTATAACAATTTACAAAAATCTCTTTCAGAAGAGTCTCAAAAATATAATTCTATTACACAAATGGCTGGAAATGTTGCAAATGTAGCGGGAAATATGGTTCCATCAATAGCAGCAACAGCAATTACTAAAAATCCGAGTATTGGGTTAGTTACAATGGGAATTAGTGCAAAAGGACAAGCAACTCAAGAGGCACTAGATAAGGGTGCAGACTTAGATAAGGCAGTAAAAATAGGAAATACTAAAGGTATGATAGAAATTGGAACCGAGATGCTTTCTGGTGGTGTTAATATATTTGGGAAAGGTGCATTAGATGATATTGTTGAAAAAGGACTAATAAGTAAAGTAAAAAATAAAGTTGGGAAAGTCCTAGCCAAAGAAGGATATGATTTTGCAGGTGAGGTTGGCGAAGAAGTAATATCTGATGTATTAGGAACTTTAATAGATAAGGGAACAGTTGATTCAAATGCAAAATATACTATTTCAGATTTTGGCGATACTGCTATAACAACAATATTGAGTACAGCAGTTTTAAAGGCCATAGGTATACCTTTAAACAAATTAAATAATCAAAATCTTAAAACTGAAAATGAACAAAAAGTGTATGATAATGAATTAGGAACAAGAATTAGCGAAAAAACTAAAGAAAGTACAATAGATAATGCATATAACAAACAACTTGATATAAAAAAGAATTTAGGTATAGAAATTACAGATGATGTAAAAAAAGAAACTATGCAAAAAGTTAAAAATGCATATGAAAATGGAACATTAAATGTAACAGAGCTAAGCAAACAAGAAAAAGATAAAATTCAAAAGCAATTAGATATTGATTTTGAAGATGGAAATATATCAACAGATAAAATTAAACAAATATTAGGCGAAAATATAGATTTATCAAATGATAAATACTTAATGAAAAGTATGTACGAAAACGAACAAAAATTCAACACATATGAAGTGACTAAAACAAATAACGAAAAGGTTGATATATTGCTGCAAAGTGCGGCTGATGCTGGAATGAATAATACAACTAAGACTAGAAGGAAAATAGAATTAATTTCTAAATTAGTTGCTGATACTAATAAACAGTATAAGTTTGTATCCCCTGAACAATTAAAACAATTAGGTTATAATGAAAATGCTAATGGATTAATAGACAAATCAACAGGGAATATTTTAATTAATGCTCATAGTGATAACGGAATACAATCTATAATTGGACATGAAACAACTCATATATTTGATGGAAAAAATGAAAACGGAGAATATTCTAAAGAATATCAAACTTTACAAGACATGGCTATAGAATATGCGAAAACTAAAGGAATATATGATAGCAAAATAAAAAATATTACTGACTCATATGGAGATTTATTGGATGATGAATCTCAAATTAAAGAAGAGCTAACAGCAGATTTGGTTGGAGATTTTTTATTTAATGATGAACACTTTATAGAAAACCTTGCTGTAAAAAATAAAAATATTTTTCAAAAAATTTATGATTATGTTAAACATGCATACAAAATGATTACTTCTAAAACTGATGAAGCTAAGGCATTAGAAAATTTAAAATATCAATTTGATAAAGTTTATAATAGTGTTTTTGAAACAAATGATACAGAAACACGATATTCTATTGCTGGAAAACAAGGAATGTTAAATGCAATTAAATCAGATACTCAAAATTTAGAACTTGAAAGAAATTACAATAAAGCTCAACAAATGCAAGAAAATGGGATTGATAATGAAACTATTAGACAAAATACAGGATGGTTTCAAGATAGAAACGGAGATTGGAAATTTGAGTTTACTGATAAATATATGTCATTAAAAAATATTAATTTTAAAGAAAATAAAACATATAAGCTAGGAGATATATTGGAACATGATATATTATTTACAGCATATCCAGAGTTAGCAGATTATAATGTTAAATTTGAAAAAATGGATACAAGTGGAGCTTTTAGAAAAACAGAAAATTTGATAAGAATAAATACTAATAAATTAAATGCAAAAAACTCAAAAGTAGCTATAGAAGGAACTATGATACATGAAATTCAACATGCTATTCAATCGATAGAGGGATTTGAAGAGGGATTTACAACAAAATTAAGTAAATTAGATTATTTTAATCATTTAGGAGAAATAGAAGCAGATGATACTAAGAGAAGATATATATTAGAAAAAGCTGGAAAACTAGATAGAAATATTGTTGAGCCTGAATCTTCTAAGAAAAATCCGCAACATTCAAAATTAAATAATTATTTAAAAAACAGAAAAACTCTTGATAAAATAAAAGATAGTATATATAATTATCTTAACAACAAAAATAAAAAAGGTGGAGATAGTTATGAAATTTATCAAGAGGATTTGGAACAAAACAATGAAGAAAGTGGCAAAAATATATTTCAAACTAGGGAAGATTATAACAGAAAAATATGGCACAGACTAGAAGATAAAAAAGTAGGAGAGAATGTAAATGAAATTCATCAAGAAAATTTGGAACAAAATAATCGTGAGGATAACAGATTGGTATTGGGAAGAGCCAGTAGATATAATGGGGCCAGTAGAACCTTTGGAAATCGAGATGTCGATACTGGAAGAAAAAATGGAGAAAAAATACAAGAAGCTAACTCGCAATTACAAACGCAAGATGAAAAGATTAAAAAATCGACATATGAAAATGAAGAAAAAAATAATATCAAAGTATGGAACGATGGAATATTAGAAGAATCTGAAAACAATTCAGGTTCTTTTTCTTTTGATAAAAATGCAAAAAGATATGAAGATTTGCAAGAAGCCAATACTGTAAAGTTCAATAAACGAGTAGATGGAACAATAAATATAGAAATATCAAATAATAATGAATTGATAAATCATTTTACTGTAACTTCAAAAGATAATGCATTAAAACAATTAGGAAATGATATTGCAAATTATATATACGATAATGCGACTGAAGATAGTAAAACCATAAATTTAAAACAACACTATACTGTAGATATTCAAGATACATCTCATAAAGGAAAACAATTAGAAATCATAAAAAATACTAATCCTATGCTAGATGATTATCACGTAGGAATAAGAAATATTGAAGACATAAAAACATTTGATGAAGTGATAAATGATGATGGTGAAAGCTTTGCTTGGGGAGATTTTTCAAAAGAAGACGCAGAAAAAGCATTAAAAAGCGGAAAAGTAACTGTATATAGTTCGTATCCAATAAAACAAGGAACCTTTGTTTCTACTTCAAGAATACAAGCAGAAGAATATGCTGGCGGAAGAGGAAATAGAGTATATTCAAAAACAATTCCACTAGATTCTGTTGCATGGATTAATGGAGACGAAGGACAATATGCTAATATTAATCAAAGGTATTCATTAACAAATTCAACCATAAGCGGTGATGATATTGCAGTTAAAGACATGCTTAAACAAAATAAAGTAACTTTAGAAGATGAAGTAGGAAACACAAAACAATCTAATCAAAGCAAGACAATTACCGTTGAAGATATGCTAAATCAAACACCAGAAGAAAAGCAACAAAGAATGAAAGATAAAGCTGAGAAATATTTAAGCGGAAGTAAGACTAAATTTATAAATAAAATAGTAAATGACTTTGGAACAAGTAAAATTGCTAATACTAAAACTTTAAATTCAGTTGTTAATTCAATAAGAGAAGACATTCAACGTAATGGAACTTTAACAAATGAAAAAAGAACATCATATTTTAATAATTTGTATGATAACTTAATAAAAATAGACACGCAGTATTATGATACATATAAAGAGGTAAAAGAAAACATATTAAATACTAAATTATATGTATCTGATGCTATAAGAAATAACATAGCTGACTATAATAATTTTAGAAAAAATCATATAGGATCTATAATAATGACAAATGATAAAAGCAATATATCGGTAGACTCATATTATCAAGAATTATCAGATTCTTATCCAGAATTATTTCCAACAGACATTATAAATCCTGCAGACCAATTGCAAAGAATTGCTGATGTTTCAAAAGATATAGCAAAGGTTGAAACTAATGTAGCTGCATATAATGATAAATATTTAGGTAAAGATTATCGAACATGGGCTAAAATGGAATTTGGTAAAGATATTGATACTTTTACAAACAATATTAAATTAGCAGAAAGATATAACAACGAAAGCAATGAAAAACAAAAACTGAATATTGATAAAGAAAGCATTAAAAATGTATATAAGCAATTACCTGATGCTAGAAGAAATTACGAAAAAGTAAGTTCTAAAGAACTTTTAACAAAAGAAGATAGAGTTCAAGTAGATAGATTATTAAATAATGAAATATCTATACAAGAAATCCCAAAAGGATTAAATACAGAAGGAATTATAAAAGTTGCTGAATCTAAGATGGAATATGATTCTCTTCAAAAAGCAATAAAAGAATATCAAACTGAAATTAAAAAGGCCAGAATAGAAGAGGCGAAAAATGATATTGGAAACTTGGATTTATGGAAAGATAAAAACATAGGTTTTAAATATAGTAGAGAAACGCCTATTAGAAATATATATGATGTAGCACCTAAAGATATTGCAGATAATATAGTAAATAAATATTTTCGTTCTTATATTGAAGTTAATGAGAAGAAAGTTGTTGACAGTATAAATGAATATAATGAAAGAATAAGAAAATTAGATATAGGAACTAAAAAAGAATATACAATTAGTTATACAGAAGATCAAAATGGAGTTGAAGTTACAGTAGGACCTCAAAAAGTTAGTGAGAGTACTTTAGTTCAATTACTTGGCGAAAAGAAGGTTACACCAGATGCTTTATATTCAACAGGTGTAGATGTACCAAAAATAGAAAAAGCAGTAGATGAGTTTAGAAATGTTTATGAAGAATTAATTGAACAGATTAATGAATCAATGCTTGATAATGGATATGCACCAGTAGAGCATAGAAAAGATTATTTTCCGCATTTTACTGAAGAGAAAGCTGATACTTTATTAGGAAAGGCTGCAAAATTACTAGGAATAGATATAACAAATAGAGAGGAATTGCCTACTGACATTGCAGGGCAAACATATCAATTCAAACCAGGCAGAACATGGTTTAGCAATATTTTAGAAAGAACATCAAATGTTACAGATTATGATGCATTAAAAGGATTTGATAAATACATAAGAGGTGCTACAGATTTGATATATCATACTGGTGATATTCAAAATTTAAGAGCGTTATCTACTGCAATTAAAGGAAACTATAATGATGTTGAAATTCAAAATAGAATTGAAGAAATAAAAGAATCTAGTATGTCAGATATTGAAAAAGCAGATGCTATTCAAGAAATATATAATGTAGCAAAAGATAAATCTCATTTAAGCAAATTTATTGAATGGTTGGATAATTATACTAATTTGTTGGCAGGAAAGAAAGCAATTAATGATAGAGGTGCTGAAAAAGAGCTAAACAGACAAGTTTACAAAACTATGCAAGATGTAGAAAGTAGAATTGCTGCAAATGCGATTGGTGGAAATGTTGGAGTATCATTAACTAACTTTGCTGTTATTTCACAAGCATGGGGAGAGGTAAGAACATCTAATTTAATAAATGGTGTATGGCAGACTATGAAAGCTTCTCTTGGTAAAGATTCTAGTTTTGCTTCTGAATCACAATTTATAACAAGAAGAAAAGGTGCAGATACTTTAATAGAAACTACTTTAGATAAAGTTACTAAACCAATAAATGCAGTTTTGGATTTTGCTGATAATTTCTCATCAGAAGTAATTGTTAGGGCTAAGTATAATCAAAATTTACAAGAAGGTATGAATACAGAGCAAGCATTACAAGAAGCGGATAGATATACAGCAAGCCTAATGGCTGATAGAGGCAGAGGAGCATTGCCAACTCAATTTAATAACAAAAATCCTATAGCTAAAATGATGAATATGTTTCAGGTTGAGGTTAATAATCAATGGAGTTATTATTTTAAGGATTTGCCTAGAAATATCCAACAAAAAGCTAACGGAAATAAAGCTGAAATAGTAGCTAATACTGCAATGGCATATACTAAAATTATGGTAGGAGCTTATTTAACAAATGAATTATTAGAGTCTATTAGAGGAAATTCCACTAGAGTTTTACCTGACCCAATTTATATAGTAAAAGAATTATTAAATAGATTAACTGATGATGACGATGATAACGATGATGATGCTATAATTGGTACACTAACCGAGATAGCTGGAAATTTACCATTTATTTCGTTACCAGCTACCTTGCTTGCTGATAGTTTAGGATTGGATGTAGCTGATATAGGAAGAATATCTATATCTGGGGCAATTCCTAATGTTGCAAATATTATATCCGATACTTCTGATATGATTCATGGCTCAAAGACAATTGGCGAAGGTGCAAAGAGTATTGGTTCAGAATTATTAGATACAGTTGGTGCTTCTTTGGTATTACCATATGGCGGAAGTCAATTGAAGAAAACTGCAAAAGGTTTAGCTATGTATTTAAATGATGTACCTGGAAGTTATACTAAAAATGGAGATTTAAGATATACTGTAGATGACAACTTGTTAAGAAAAGTACAAGCGGGAATATTTGGAGCTTATGCTAATCCATATGCACAAGATTATACTGATAGTGGATATAAAGCAATAGATCAAGATGATATGGCTGAAATGCTTGATTTGAATATGAATAGTTCTGAATACAGAAAGTATAAATCAGGATTAAGCAAGGCACAAAAAACTGTAGATAAAAATGGTTATAAACAATATAATGATGATTCTGGCAATATTTATTGGTATGATTCTAAGAAAGGCATAATGTATGATAACTCTTACAAAAAAACAAATTTAACAAAAGATGATTTAACTAAATCTGTTAAAACACAAGAAGCCTTAAATTATATAAATAGTCTTGACCTAACTAATAGTCAGAAAAATATAGCTGCTAATGATTTAACTAAAAATTCTAAAAAGACTATAGATATGAAAGAATATGGAAAATATTCTTCTTATGAAGAGTATAAATATGCAAGAGATTATCCAGAAAAATATAGCATTATTACTCAAATAACTGATTATGATACATATTTGAAGTATAAAGAGGATATATCAGATATTAAGAAAAAATATAAGATTGAGACAGAGCATGATTCTAATCTTAGAAAGAAAGAGATTAGAAATTATATTAATAATTTAGACTTAAACAAAACTCAAAAAATATTATTAGAAAAAATGGCAGGAGGTTATGGAATAACGAATTATAAGGGCACTATACATAATTATTTAGATACTACTAATTTGTCTCAAGATGAAAAATATAAGATTTGGAAAGAATTATTTGATTAATTATATTATACAAAATGTAATACATACAACTCGTTTTTTGTCGAATATAATAATACTGTAATCCAGAATGAGAGGAGTATTATTTATGGAAGATATGGATATGTTTGTAGATTTAATAACCAATTTATTCTTAACAATTTCTTTGTATGAGTTAGTTCCTTTTACTTTAAAATATTGCATAGGAAGAATTTATACAGAAAAACAAGCTAGAAAAATAGCAATAATAAATACTATAATTGTATATTTTCTAATAACTATTTTTTACATATTTGTTATGGAAGAAAGCAAAGTTGCTAGCCCATATCCTGCTATGTTGTGGGGAACAATCGCATATTATATGCTAAAAAATAACAAAGGATTACAAGACGATAATATACAAAATAACAATGATATAGCAGTAAAAGATATGCTAAAACAAACAAAAAATACGAATAATGATTTAAAAAGCTAAGCCGAATAACGGACTTGTTTTTTTCTTTTAGGAGGTCATAATGGCAAATAATCCAAGAACATTTTCTGATTTAGAAAGAAAATACAATTTTTCAGCTTTGTTGGGAATGACAGAAAATGTTAAAATTAATGAAAAATCTATAATAAGAGTAGAAAATGAATTGGCAAATATGCTAAATACTTTAATAATTAACTTAAAAGATGTGTTAGATAACCAGAGTGAAATTTCGCTCTGGTTTTTCTCTGGCATTCCAACCCAAACAAATGAACCTTATTCGAAATGGCCTGATGCATCTGAACATTATGGCGATATCTATTATGATCAAGATTCAGGATATGTTTATCAATATTTTGAAAATGGATGGGAACGAAATGAAGACCTTAATTTAATACAAGCTATGGCATTAACTAATGTTGAACTTGATACTCTAACAGACCATGAAAGAAAAGTTTATTTTGCTCAACCAATTCCTCCATATTCTAGTGGCGATTGGTGGATATTAGAAGACGGCACTTTGAAAATATGTCAGATAGGTAAAGAAGATGGAGATTATGAAAAAGACGATTTTATAGTAAGTAGTAAATATGTTACAACTATTGCAACCAAAACAGATAATACAATTACTGTATTAAAGGGAACTGTTACTAAAATAAGTGAAAATTATGTTAGCGTTGAAGATTTAGCAACTGGAGGAAAAACAGTAATAAATGGGGCTAATATAACAACTGGACAAATTGATACTGATCATGTTACAGTTGGAAATGGAAATGTTCAAATGAATGCTGATGGTATACAGTTAAAAAATGGTGCTAAAGTTGTTGGCGAATATGGGTTGATGAATACATATTTATTCGAAAATCCAAATGGTTTTGATACTTGTGGATATGAAGCAGTTGACACAGAACCTTCTACTGAAGTAAAAATAAAAGGAATTAAAATAATATTTAATTTACCTGAAAAATTTAATATTGTTTCTGCTAAAGTAATTCTACATCATGCGCCAACTTTTTGGGAATGGATTATAGGAACTCCAGGATGCACATGGGGCTATTGCAGAAACTTAAAATTATATAGAGCTACTAATATAAATAGCAAGAAATATCAGGCAGGATACTTTTCAGAATATTATGAAACTGATAGTACATCATACGAAGAGATTGCTGGTGCATTCGGTCAAGATGGTTGGACTCCTACCGAGCCTACTGAACTTAAGCATGATACAGAAGAAGAAACTTCTATCGATATAAAAGATAAAGTATCAAATGGTTTGAACGAATTATATATTCGAGTTTCAGAAGAAAAAAAAGGATATGTTAATCCTAATTTTATTTGTGAAAGAACTGCATTTGTAAATGCTATGGTAAGAGTTGACGGCTATATGTCTTACGATTAGAAAGGAGATTTTTGACTATGTTTAAGATAAAAGATGGAACAATATATTGTTCACGAGGTGATGCTGGAACAATTACATTAAAATTACCAATAACTGATATAAATGATTATATAAAATATGAAGATGATTCTAAAACACCATATTGGTATGATAACAAGAACCAAATATTATACGATTCAAATTATAGTGAGTCTTCTACAGATATTGATACTTTAACAATGGTATGTTATAAATTCAAAATTGGAGATAAAGTAGCATTTAACATTTATGAAAAGAATGGATATAATAAAGAACCATTATTAAAAAAAGAAATAATAGTAAAAGATGAATCTGATAGTGTTGATATCTGTTTAACAGAACAAGATACAACTTTTGGTACACCTGTAAATAAAGAAACTATATTCTGGTATGATATTACATTAAACGATAATTTAACTATTGTTTGTTATAACGAAGATGGCGCTAGAGAATTTATAGAATATCCTGCGAAAGGAGATGGAGAATAATGGAAAATATAACTAGCAAAGGTACAATATTCGGAACTCTGATTGCTCAAGCAGGTCCAAAAGGAGATACAGGTAAAACTGGAGATAGAGGCCTTACAGGTGAGGCTGGTTATTCTCCAATAAAAGGAGTTGACTATTTTACACAAGAAGATATATCGGAGATTAGAAAAGGTATTGAAGGTGATTTGACTGGTGAATATAATAAAAATGCGATAGAGAAAACCAATATTTTTAATACAAATGCTAAAGAAACGACTACTTCCTTTGACTTAAATGCCGAAAATAAAACAAAGGAATATAACGATAATGCTTTAGCTGAAATTGAAAAATATAATTCTAATGCAATTGAAAAAAGTAATAATTTTGATACTAATTTTGAAAACAAAACTTCAAAATTTGATAGTAATTGTGATGAAAAAACAAAAGAATTTAACGATAATAATGATTTAGGAATACAAAATTATAATAATAATGCCAAAAAACAAATGGAAATATTTGATACTAATTTTACTGAAAAGTTAGAAGCATTTAATAATAATGCTGGAAATAAGTTTAATGGTTTTAATACAAATTCAGATAAAGCATTGGCAGAATACAATAAGAATCATACTGCTAAAACGAAAGAGTTTGGCGACAATTATGATACAAAGACAAAAACATTTGATGATAATGCTGCAGCTAAATTAGAAGCTTATAACAAGAATGATAAGACCAAAACGGATGCTTATAATAAAAATATTGAATTAAAAGAGAAATCTTTCAATGACAATGCTGGAACTAAAACAGAGACATTTAATTCTAATGCTGCAGATAAACAAAATGAGTTTGATGAAAACGCTTCTGATAAGTTAGCTGAATACAATCAAAATGCAAAAGAGTTAATCAACAAAGTTGAGCAAGTTCAAGCTGAGAATGAAATTCTAAAGGCTGAAAATAAGTTAATTAAAGAGCAAATACCAAGTGCTAGTGCGAGTGGAAATAGTGTTCATATAGAAGATAGTGGAACTCTTGATTTTGATTGGAAAATTAATGGTGGGCATGCTCAGGCAATAACTACTCAACCAGAAAATTATATTGATGACAGAGAAGCAAGAGGAAAAACTATTTTAGAAGCAACATCATTATATTTGCCAATTGTGAATTTAAAAGCAGGAAATGGATATTATTTTAAAATATTTAATAATAACAATAAAATACAAAATGATTCTAGGTATTTAGCTGCAGAATTTTATGATGAAAACAAAGTAAAAATTAAATGGGGACCGTTAGGGTTTCCTGTCGATTTTACAGAAGAGATGGCAACTAAGGTAAAATATGCAAAAATCTATTATAACTGTAATGATACAGACAAAGTAATAGGAAATACAGTAATAAAGAAAATAGGGTTAAAAATAACATCTAGTGTATCGGTAGATGATATAGATATGTTTGTACCTGACTCACCAAGTCCTGATTATCCAAGCGAGATTGAAACTGTAGGTAGTGATACAAATAGGTTCGATCTAATAAGCTATTATAATTCAGCTAATGTGACGAGAGCAACAGCACAATTATTAAAAAATGGAATAAAATTAAATTTTGAAGCTGGAGCTGATGCATACATTGGTGAGGTAGTAACACAAGGCGAAACATTAAATGAAAAATATAGAGCTGGATGTATTGCTGTTAAGCCTAACACAACTTATATGATACAAGTCAGTTCAGCTCCGAAATGTTATATATCTTATTTAGATGAAAATTATAAAGCAATAAGGAATTTTGCACAATTTTTTGGCAACGTCACATTCACAACTGATGCTCATATACATTATTTTTATCTTAGGCTTGGATACTCAAACAGTACTTCTGACTTAACATCTTATGAGTTCATAAACATAAAAATATTCAAAGGTGCAGAAGTGAAACCTTATTCTCCTTATCGGAATGGGTAGTGCAGAAATAGATGTAGTAAATAGTAACTTGCTAGATTTTAATGTTGCACAAGATAGCAGAGTAACAGTAAATGAAGATGGAACATTAACAATAAATGGAGCTGGTGGATTTAGTTTAAATATAGATAAATTACAATTAAAAGCAGGTATTACATATTATCAAAAAGTTGAGCTGATAACTGGAAGTATTTCTGGTTCAAATATAGACAATGCAGTTCTTAGCTTTGTCGGAGCTGGAAAATGGATTTCTAGTAAAATATTTACAGAATCAAGCTTTAATGAAGATACAGAAAAAACAGTTATCTGGATAAATGCGAGTGCTATATTTAATAATGCAGTAATAAGAATATGGGCAAATACTGACAAGAGCGATTTCGTTAAACACCAATCTCAAACAGCAATAATGCCAATCCAACAAGAAATGCTAGAAGGAGATTATGTTGCAGATGTAGAGCATCACGAGTGGAAGAAGTTGGTTTTGGCAGGAGATGAAGATTTTGAAATTGCAACTTCATCAAACGGTTTTAATGCTTTTTTAAATAGAAAAATAATATCAGATAATTCTTTAGAAGATATTACAACATATTGCAATAACTTCAAATCTGCAGCTGACATAAATTTTAATTTGATGGAAGATAATACTATTTTCGGAGGAAGAGGCTATCAACATCAGCTATTAATAAGATGTGATAAATATACAACAATAGAAGATTTTAAAGCAATGTTAAAATCAAAATACGAAGCTGGAACACCGGTAATAATTTATTACAAACTAGCAACACCTGTTGACTTAGAATTAACTTCAGAGCAAAAAGCAGTGCAAAATCAAAAACTATACACATACAAAAACATAACAAATATAGCTGTAAGTGATGAATTAGCAAGTATAGATGTAAATTACAAAAAAGACCCGACTACAGAACATGATGAGTTACAAAATCAAATAGATGAAATTAAACAACTAATAAGTACAACAGAAACAAGTGCATTATTATTAGATAACTTACAAAAAGATATAGAAAGTGAGGTGGAATAAATGATAGTAGAATTATTAAAGAAATTAATAGTTAAAAAATACTACAAAGAAAAGACAGACATAGAGAACAAATTAAATGTATTTTATGCAATGAGCAAAATAAGTGATGAAGAATACAGCGAACTAACATTGCTAGTTGAAGATACATACGCAGAACCAGTTGAAAATATAGAAGAAGCTACAGAAGTAGCAGAAGGAGAAGAATAGATGGAGAATTTAATTCAAAATATACATTTCACAAATATATGGTGGGCTATATTAGCACCACTTATTTTAATTGTAATAGACGTTTTAACAGGACTAATATTAGCTTGGAGAAACTCTGATTTTAAAAGCTCAATAATGAGAGCAGGACTATCTAAGAAGTTTGGCGAATTAGTTTATGTATTAGTTGGAATATTAACTAAATTCGCACTAGGAACTGATTTGATATTATATTTTACAGTAGGATATATATGTTTTATGGAAATATCAAGTCTGGCTGAAAATTGTGATAAATTAGGTGTTAAAATGCCTCAAAAGTTAAAAGATAAATTAAATAACGAGGAGGAATAATTCATGGAAGATAATGTACAAGTAGAAACAGTAGAGTTTAAAGAAGAACTATACCAAAAGAACATATCAGAAAATGATTTCTCAAATTCAGAAATAGACGGAATAGGAGATGATGACAATGCAAATAACTAAGATGTTAGTACCAGAGAGTAAATACAATATAAAATGTCCGTATGAAATGACACCAGAATTTATTGTAATACATAACACAGCAAATGATGCATCTGCAATGTCAGAAATATCTTATATGATAGGAAACAACAATAAAGTATCATATCATTGTGCAATAGATAATTATAGAGTTGTACAAGGTATACCATTTAACCGAAATACTTGGAATGCCGGAGATGGAGGAAATGGCAATGGAAACAGAAAAGGAATATCTCTTGAGATTTGTTATTCTAAATCAGGTGGAGAACAATTTGAAGAGGCTGAGAAATTAGCAGCAGAATATACAGCATATCTATTAAAACAATATTGTTGGGGAATAGATAAAGTAAAGAAACATCAAGATTTTGCAAATAAATATTGTCCACATCGTACGCTAGACATGGGATGGCAAAGATTTTTAGACATGGTTAGTTCTTATTTAGAAGTTAAACCAGTTGAAAATGAAAATAATATAAAAAATGGAAGTGATGAACCAGTGAAAAGATATCAAAATGGAAGTACAAGTGAAAATGTTTATGCAGATACAGCTTGTACTAAAAAAATAGGAAGTTTAAATCCTAGAGAAGAATGTGATTGTTTTGGAATATTTAATGACAGAGCAATGGTAAGATATAAAGTTAATGGAAGTTCTAATTACAAAATTGGATTCTGTAAGTGGCTTGGAGGAGTGAAATAGATTTATAAAATTAGAGGTAAGCTGATTAATTTCGGCCTACTTCTTTTTTGGCGTTTTATGGTTGAAATCAAGGCATAAAATTATATTAATTAAAAATAAAAATGACTTAAAATGGATTCTAATGCGAGTTTGAAAAATGGTATTGACTAGTGTGAAAAAAAGTGATATAAAATCATTAAGTAAGAATAATTATAGTAATATGGAGGAAATAAAAATGGATATATTAGAAGTTGCTGATGCATTCTTATATTTAGATTCAATGTCACCAAAAAAATTACAAAAACTATGTTATTATGCACAAGGGTGGTATGCTGGATTAACTGGTAGAAGATTATTTACAAATGAGTTAGAAGCATGGATACATGGTCCAGTATCTCCAAAACTATATGAAAAATATAAAATGTATGGCTATGAAAATATACCTCAAAAAGATGTAAATACAGAAGATATAGAACTAAGAGGGATTGCTGAACAAATATATAGAATTTATGGAAAACTTGATGGAGATGAATTGGAACAATTAACACATAAGGAATCACCTTGGTTAAATGCAAGAAAAGGTATAGAAAGTTGGGCTCCATCAAACGAAAAAATAAAGTTTACAGATTTAGTAGAATTTTTTTCTAAGAAATTTAGGGAAGAACAAATAAATGCCTAATAAAAGTGTTGCAAATAAATTAAAAAGTATACCAGAGTTACAACCCCCAAGCATAAATGTTATAGATACATTAAAAACATTAAAAGAAGAAAATAAAAGTGAAAAACAAAAAATAAAAATATCATTTCAATTTTTTGAAAGAAATAACAAACTTTTTAACTTAGGAGAAGTCGAAGGAGAATGGTTTATAGAATTACTCGATGTATTACAACTATTGTCAAAAATAACTAAAAAACAATTATTTGGAGAGTATAAAGATAAATTTAAACCGCACCCATATACAGATATAGATAAACTCAATTTTAAAGACGATATGTTGTCTAATTTGCAAAATGAGGCTTATCAATTAAGAATAACAAAGTCAAAAGGAAGGATTCATGGTTTTTTTGTAGAAAATATCTATTATATTAGATTTATTGATAGATGGCATAATATGTATGATACTGTTAAATATGGAGGAATAACTATAAAGGCATCTCCAAATTCAATGTATGATATTTTGGAAAACAGGTGCAAAAAATTGGAAGCAACAAACGCAGAATTAACAACACAACTAAATAATGGGTTTAATGAATTTTGTAATAATTGTTCAGATTGTCAAAAGTCAGAAAAAATATATAAATTATTTTCATAGGAGAGCTAGCAATAGTTCTCTTTTCGTATCTGAATAGTACAAAAAAATAAAGGGCTAGTTTTTTAGCCTTTTATTAAAATATTTATTATATTCGTTATTATAAATTTCTTGAATTTCTTTTTC